GGCATTATCTCAAAAGGTATGACAAGGATGGAGAAGTAGAGAAAGATCTTGGGTGTTTACGAGGGTCATTTGACTATATATCAGTACTAAACTTGAGTTGGGCTAGGGTTTTGTACGGCAAATTGTGGTGGTTAAGGTGGCTAAAACTTGGAGCATTCAACGCTGGCTTGGATCACTTTACAACGACAGCTAAATTCATTAGTGATTCCATCAAAACAAAGAAGTTTGACGATCCGGACTGGACTAACTATGTAGAATGTGCTTCATTAGCGGGTTACCGAAACTTGCCGTTCGGAGACTTTGATCTGATGAAAGAAGCGGAGCTCTTTGCTGAAGGCGGATTGGAGCATACCTTCCCTAAAGGAGAAAGTTTCGAGAGCGTCGCTGAACGAGTACTTTATGCAAAGCCACTCCTAACTCAATATGTATCATTTGAAAAATGGGTTGAAGGCGCAAAATGGGTTACTACTGGAAGCAGTAGCATTGGTTACTTGTATTTCGAAACGATAGACGGTGAGAATCACAAAATAAAAGCTAGGAAAAACTTCTTGTTGGATGTCGCCACCCCAGCTGAACTAATTAAACTTTGCAACGATTACCGAGGACAAATAAACAATGTTATAGTTAAGAGCGAATTAGGCAAAGTACGTTTAGCGGTAGCTAGCGACATGGAAACCTATCTGTTAATGAGTTGGTTCGGATTCTTAGTAGGAAAGAGTTATCTACAATGGAAAGGGAATACCACTGACGAGGATATATTCCAACAGAGTGACCGCATGTTACACATGTTAGAATTATGCATGAAGAAATATTGTGTCCCCTTTGATTACAAAGGTTTTGAGCGTCAACCACGAACTACGGAAGTTATGAGTATAGTTCGAGTACTCGCAAAGACAGCCGCATCTAATGTTCCAGCTGATGAATTTCCCGCTTTCCAGAAGCGCACCAGACAAATACTGTCCGGTTTTACAAATTGTAAACTAGTTGTGACAATAGAGGGCAAGAAATATACAATGTTAGTAAGTGGCGGAGTTATGAGTGGTTTATTTTTAACTAGCGTGTTAGGTAATGCTTGGAACACTGTGATGACGGAATGTGTCAAGATGTTACTGGATGAAGTTAGATTAAATGGCAGTGGGATAATTGATTACATAAAAGGTGACGACAGTGCCATTTTTGTGGATAATAGTGCAATGGGACGGCTCGTGGTTGAGGCTTATAACAGGCTAGGAGTACAAGGGGGAATAGGTAAGTTTAGTGTCCGAAAAGGGGAGATGGAATTCTTGAGAGTCTGGTATAGAGACGGATGCTATGGCTATCGTTCTCGAGCTATACATGGTTTAGTACAAAGGAAACCATGGACTAATACTCCGTGGAGCGAAGAAAACGTGGTCCGAGCACTGCATGATGTCTGCGGCACGATACAAAGACGCGGGGTACCGACAACTAAAGTTTGGAACGTGTTAGCAGGCGTTTGGTGCCAGTTACATCACTTACCTCGTTG